GTTATGAGATTGTAAAAATCTTCTCTATCAGCGCGGCGGCTAAGAAGATGAGCATTCCGGCTTTTGAGGCCTACCTAACAGACGAGCTTACCAACTGCGTAATGGAATGTATTGCCGACGCATTAGTTAACGGTACCGGCGAGGCCCAGGGAACTGGATTACTAACCGGCATTACCTGGGATGAAACAAACAGCTTTACTTATGCCGCAGACGGTGCACCGGCTTACAAGGACTTTACCAAAATGCTGGGTATGCTGAAGCGGGGTTATGGCGCCGAGGCTAAATTCGCCATGAGTAACGCGACCCTTTATAACATGGTTTACGGTCTAGTGGATGCGCAGAAGCGACCCATTTTCATCACCGACCCTAAGAATGAAAGTATTGGTTACATCTTAGGTAAAGAGGTTATCGTAGATGATAACATCGCGGACGGGACAATCATCTTGGGTAACTTCAATTACATGGGCTACAATATGCCGGAGGGGATCATGATTGAGGTCTCCAGGGAAAGCAGCTTTAAGAGCGGGCTTATTGACTACCGGGCCATGGCGATCGCAGATACTAAGCCTTTAGTAGATGAGGCGTTTATAAAGCTGTCAGAAGCAGCAGCGTAAGACCCGGTAAGGGTAAAGGGGTATCGGCTGATAGAGCCGGTACCCCTTTTTTAAAAGGAGATGATGAGATGATACTTACCATAGAAGAAGCCAGGGAGGCCTTGAGAATTGATGGGCCGGACAACGATATGATTATCAACCCTCTGTTGGAAGCTATACCTTCTTACTTAGAGGTAACTACCGGGAAGGCCTGGGATACGGAACCTATCCATCCGCTGGCAAAGACGGCGGCCAAGTTTATCCTGCAATTATGGTACTACCCACAGGATGAAGACAAGTTAAAAAAGGCTATAGATAGCCTGCTTATGGCCTTAACAGTGATGGCCAGGACGACAGAGTAAATTTTTACTCCCCCCGTCTATTTTAAAATCGGAGACCGCTGCAAGACCGAAGGGGCATCTTACCTTACCCCTCTCCCACTTTTCATATTAAGGGAGCGGTGAAATTACCGGAAGAAAGGAGTTTTTACAGTGACAAAGGCTAAAAATTCAGACATCTCAACCGATATGAAGAAACTTAAGAAAGTCTTAAAACTGATACCTGAAAACAAGCAGGCCATAGCGCAAAGCCTTTATAAAGAGCTTGTCTTTATGCAGAATACCCTGGTAGTTCTAAAGAAGCAGGTAGAAGAGGAAGGGCCTACCGCTATGTTTAAGCAGGGCAAACAGGAGTTTTTAAGAGAGCACCCAGCCTTAAAGGGTTATAACACCACCATACAAAGGTTTAGCCTTCTGTATAAACAGTTGACCGACCTTCTACCCAAAGACACCGGTACAGGGAATAAAGATCCGCTTATTGAGTTTGTTAAAAGCTAGGAGAGGGTTACCTTGAATTATATCCTACAATACTGGGAGAGGATAGAAAGTAACAAGGAGTTAGTTTCTAAGCGCGTCTATAAACAATATAAAAAACTGGTAAGCGAGATTAAAAGCCCTGGCCAATTTATCTTTGATGAAGAAAAAGCCAACCGGCCTATTCAGTTTATAGAATCTTTTTGTAAGCATTCTAAAGGCGAATGGGCCGGAAAGCCGGTCAAGTTAGAGTTATTCCAGAAGGCTTATATTTCCGCTCTGTTCGGCTTCATTGACAAAGAAACCGGATTTAGGCGGTACCGGGAAAGCCTGTTCCTGGTGGCCAGGAAAAACGGAAAAACTAGTATGATGGCGGCCGTAGCCCTATATATGCTTATTGCCGATGGGGAGGCCGGGGCCGAAGTCTACTCCACGGCTACCAAAAGAGACCAGGCCAGAATTTTATTTGATGAAACCCATAACATGGTAAAGCAAAGCCCCTATCTATCCAAGCACCTTAAGAAGCGCAAGAGCGATATTTATTTTCCGCTCACCTTAAGTAAAATACAACCTTTAGGGAAGAACTCCAACACCCTGGACGGCCTAAACGCCCATTGCGTTATTATGGACGAATTGCACGGCGTAACAGACCGGAACCTTTATGAAGTGATGAGACAAAGCCAAAGCGCGAGGCGACAACCGTTATTAATCATGATCACTACCGCCGGGACTGTCCGGGAGTGTATCTTTGATGATATGTATTCTTACGCCTGTAACCTGGCTGATGGGAATTTTGAAGATGATTCCTTCCTTCCTATCCTCTATGAATTGGACGACCGGGAGGAATGGACAGACCCGGCCAAATGGGTTAAGGCAAATCCGGGTTTAGGGGTAATCAAGAAAACAGACGACCTGATCCAGAAGGTGGAGCGGGCCAAGAAAAACCCGAAGGATGTAAGCGGCGTCTTAACCAAAGACTTTAATATTAGAGATACTGTAAGCAGGGCTTGGCTAACCTTTGACGATATAAACAACGAGAAAACCTTTGATATAAGGCAGTTTAAAAATTGTTACGCTATAGGCGGGGCTGACCTCTCCATCACTACCGATTTAACAGCGGCAACCCTCTTAATGATGGATAAGGACACCCAGGAGCGCTTTATTTATCAGATGTACTGGTTACCCCGTGATAACTTTGAGAAGCGGGTAGAGCAGGACAAGATCCCTTATGATAAATGGTTACAGCGCGGCCTGTTACGGCTCTGTAACGGTAACAGTATTAGTTACGGCGATGTTACGGCTTGGTTTTTAGAGATGGTGAACAGTTACGAAATTACCCCGCTCTGGATTTACTATGATAGTTATTCCGCTAAGTATTGGGTGGAAGAGATGGAGAACCACGGTTTTAAAATGGTTAGATGTATTCAAGGGGCTAAAACCTTAAGCCTGCCTATGCAGATGATGGGCGCGGACTTGCAGGCCAAGAAGATTAATTATAGCAATAGCCCTATTCTCAAGTGGAATTTAACTAATCTAGGCGTTGAAACAGATCGTAATGGGAATATAGTACCGATTAAGGCTCAATCGGCCAAGATGAGAATAGACGGCGCGTCCAGTATGTTAAACGCTTATGTGGGCTTATTTGAGCATTACGAAGAGTTTTTAAGGGCTTTATAGGGAGGTGTGGCGTTGAAACTCAAGGATAAGAAGATAACGATATTAAAAAAGGGTTTGGTATCTGATGGCGAGGGCGGCTTTATTGAAGGCTGGGCACCCTTACCGGGGGGCGCTAATATTTGGGCGTACTACCGGCAAACGTCCGGCAAGGAGCTATTCGAGGCGGCCACCGTGAACGCTAAAGAAGAAGTAGTCTTTGAAATTAACTGGCGGAAGGATATTGATACCACTATGAGAATTGAGTTTAGGGGTAGGCAATATCAAATAACGCGCATAGATGACTTTGAGGGGTACAAGGAAGATTTAAAGATTTATGCCTATGTGATTATTGAATAAGGGGGGTGATTATAATTAACATAGCAAGGTTGGAAGAGGCCCTTACAAAAGCTGTAGCAGACTTCCAAGAGAATGTAAAAGCTTACTGCGAAGCGAAGAAAGGGGAAATTACTGAATACGATTTAGAAGAGCTAGGGAAACATACCTTTTATGCTCTTAATGATTTTAAAAGCGCTATTATTGAACACCTAAAGAAAACCAAATAAGCAACCGGCCCCGGTAAATTACCGGGGCTTTTTCTTTTTCGCGAGGGCGCGAATAGCCTGAATATTAGTACCTTTACTTTTGGTACTTTTTTAGTAAGTCCTCCATGGCTTCATCAAGAAGACGGGCCAGGGGGATTCTAGTCTGTTCTGAGAGTTTTTGAAACTGCCCCCAAATAACTTTATCAACGGAATTCGATATTTGAATTCTGGTTTTTAATCTCGCCATAAGTATCACCTCTTTCTATTAAATATTACTATTAACTACTTGCAAGGTCAAGGAGTTAATGCTATACTACTATTAACTACTAGTAATTACTATTACATAGAAAGGGGTTAGAAGATGTCAGCTTTATCAATTCCTTTTGTCGAGGCTTTACTGGAAAGGATCTCTATCGGTTTAGAAAAGGAACTCCGGGAGAACCCAACATTAGCCGGAAGCTATAACCGGCGATTTATTCAAAGTGTTATTGCTCAGGAGATGTTTACCTTCCCTTTTGAAAACCCGGAAATTGAATGGATCTTTGGTGCTTTTGAAGATGCCCTTTATTCCCGGCGGGATAGAATTGGGGTAAAAGCCTCAAAAACTCCAGAATACCGGGAGATAGTGGACGAGCTGGAAGAGATACGCCAAAAACTATCAAGTAGCCCGGAGACGGAGAGAATGGGGCGTAGGCTGGATGAATTAACCGGCAGCCTGCTTTCAGTTGTTGAAGGAGCCTATTACAAACAGGGTATCCGGGACGGCCACAGATTGGCCGGGATAACCAAATAAAACCGCGTAACGGCCCGCCGGGAGCCACGAAATCCCGGCAGAAAGGGGGCTATACTGATGACCTTAGAAGAGAAGATCCAGGAGTTTATAACGTTTCGAAGAGGGGTCTGCGATTATATGCTCCAAGGTGATAGAAGCAGCACGAATAAGCTTTATGTTAGTGCACAGGAGAGCCTGCTAAGCGCTTTAGAAGAGCTTTTGAAGGAGTAAAAGGGGTGATCCACTATGATCCAGAGAATACTACAAGGGGTTAACTGGCTCATTTACAAGGGTATTTGGCTTATATGCTTGGGGCTAAGCATAACAGCCTCAATCCTGCACTATAGGCCGATCAGTGATGATCCCTATTATATGGCCTTGGTGCCGGTTATGATCATAACAGTGGAGTGTCTGGCCCAGCTGATCCTTAGCCAGGGCAAGGCCAACTGGCGAGATAAGCAATACTGGCCCGCTGCGATTAAAATAGGGTTGTACGGGGTGTATATCTTAATCTTCGGAGTTATGAGCAGTATGATGTTCTTTCTCACTAAAGCGACGGTCCAGGAGATAACAGTCGAAAGGGCCCTGGAAAGCCGGGCCAGCGTTCAAGCGGAAATGGCACTAAACGAGGATTTAATTAAGACCTTAACTAAGAGCCTGGGCACGGAAGCGGAGTCCGGCTACGGCCGCCGGTCGGAAGCAATTATGGCGCAGATCGACCGGGTGAAGGCGGAGAACGTTGAGTTAAAAGCCAAAGCCGAAACTCAGGAAGAAGCCATTACCCCCGCCGAAGTTACGACAGGTTTCTCCTCAATGGCCAAGGTTACCGGTATAAGCGCGGATCGGCTAAAAATAATATCATTCGGGGCATTGATCCTCTTCGTTTACATTGGCCTAATCGTGCTTAATCCAGTGGCACCCGCTAAAAATGCGGAACCCAACAAGCTGAAGCCTGTAACAAACGGCCCCGCTCGTAACGTTACGAAACGGCCTGTAACGTTACGCCGTAACACCCCGGTTGTAACGAGTAAGACGGAAGGGTTAAATTGCCCAGTGTGTGGAAAGCCGTTAGAGCCAGGGCAGACATACTGCTGTAATGCCTGCAAACAGAAGGCCTATAGGGAGCGGAAACGG